AACCTTAAAGCCCAAATGTCGGTTTAACTTTAGGGCATCTGTGTTATCAGCACAGATTTGCCCTAGTATAACGCTAACTCCTAGTTTATTAAAGGGGTAATCAAATGCCGCCCATAATAAATCTCTACTCATCCAGTTCGTTTCAGCCAATGCCCCAATGTGCATTTCACAGGCTTTTGGCATGAAATTACAATATCCAACTACAGCTACTAAATTACCATCTTGCATCTGACCGATACATTGGGTGGTTTCAGGTAGGGGAAAGTTAAGCACTCTAACCAGCCATTCCCCCAAATATCGCTGGTTTTCAGTCGTAACAGTTCTCACAATACCCCGCCAGCCTCCATTACAAAGTCGGTTGATGCCCAATGAAAGTCAATGCCTTGGCTTGCCACATTCATGCTAATTGAGCCTGCATAGCCAATACCTGTCACGCCTTGCCAAAACTTAGTCACAATTAGATTTCCACCCCAGTTGGTGTCATCCCATGTAGATGTATCCCAAACCCCAACATCAAGGGTAGATGGGTTAAACGATATTTGGCTGGTTAAAGGTACTGTATCAAAATCGGTGCTAACACCGCATAAAACAGTCGGTAAGCCGTTATCGGTCTGTAGGATAGGGCGTACCATAGTGAAGCGTTTTTGTTGCCCTCTGCGGTCAAAATAGGAGTAGGCTTGCTGTACAAACCCACTAATATTGTCGGTATCGTCAGAAAATGAGTCATAAAAACGGGCTACATAGCCGTTTCCACCAAAATACATATCTTCACCGCTCATTTCCCAACAATTTGCGTCAATATTGGTAAATTTTGCCCATGACTTTGTAATGTTGTGCATGACATATTGTTCAGAACCCGTAGTTACAGGAATATTGACCAATAACATATTGTATTTGGCTAAATAACTCATTTGCCAGCCGTAGTTTGCAGAATAAAGGTCTGCTGCTTGGCTAATAGCAAAGAAAATCTTGTCGGTAATGTTGACACGGGGGTCTAAACGGGTGGACTGTAATCCTGCCGATAGGGGCACTAAGCCATCTTGGGTCAATAATAGGATGTCACCACCATATTTAAAGACGCATTTACGGGCAAATGTAGAACCCATATTCCAAATACCAACTAAAGCCCAATCTGTAGGGTCGGATGGGTCAGAACCCTTATAAACGGCAATTTCTCCGTTACTTGTAACGAATACGGCTAAGTCATCGACTCCGTATCCAGCGTCAATCGTCCAAGTTCCCATCGCTTGTAGGTAGCCACCTCGCTTAAAGATGCCACCAAGAGGAAATGATGTTACCGCCCCGTTTATTGAATCTACAGGCAAATACCAAAAGTTAAGGGAGTTTTCTTCTACAAAGTACAAACGCTCTTTAAACAAGTTTACATATGCAAATGTATTAGAATTTTTACCTGTTATGTAGTAATTAATCGTGTAAGTGCCTACAACTGTTGCATTACCGCTAGGGGCAACCGCCATCGTATAGGTGAGGGTCGATGCGCCCGTAACAGTAATGCGGTAAGTGCCGTTAAATTCTGCGGGGGTAGCACCTGCGACTGTTATGGTATTACCAGTTACTAGATTATGAGGACTAGCCGTTGTTAGGGTAGCGGTTAAATTACCTGTTCCACCCCTAGTGATGGTAGAAATAGTTTGTGCGGTGCTTGTCGTAGCACTTCTTGACCATCTTGTACCATCATAAACAATCATAGGGTCAACATTGTTTACAGCTGGCATAAACGAACCACCAGCAGTCGTAATCATGGCGTGAATCCATTTACCATCGGTATTGCCTGTAAGACTCGCTGTAGCCGTAGAAGTGCTTGTATCCCAAATAGTTGTTGCGGTAGAGGCAAACAACTTTGTCGTGCTCGGACTTGAATAACTCATCAAGGACAAAACCTCACCAGTTATGCCCGTAGAAATCTTGGTATAGCCTTTTCTGAGGGTCACATCGGTAGGCGTAGGGAAGAAATTGACCATCTGAACCGCATCTAATTGGTTCATTTCTGCCAAAGAATCCCTTGCGTTCCACCCCCCAATTGGGGATGGCAAGGAAGCGGTCATTGCCCGTCTTTGTTGAGCTACCGCCATGTTATAATATCCCCATATTGTGATAACGGAGATTCTTATGGAAGAATGGCGTGATGTTGTTGGATTTAAAGGTTTGTATGAAGTTTCTAATCATGGAAATGTTCGTTCCTTTAAAAAGAAAAAACTTAAAAAAATTAGCGTTGATAAAAAACTTAATCGACCTTTTGTAAACCTTTGGAAAGAAAACAAGCCATATGTTCGAAAACCACATAAACTTGTTCTTGAAGCATTTGTTAGTGTTTGCCCTGAAGGAATGGAAGGTTGCCATAACGATGGAAACTCTTTCAATAACCATGTTGAAAATTTGCGTTGGGATACTCACAAAAATAACATTCTTGATAAGTTTGGACATAACACCAGTAATAGTGGAGAACGCTGTAATTGGGCTAAATTGAAACAATTTCAAGTTGATGCCATTCGTAAGGACAATAGAATTCAACGCATTATTGCGGAAGAATATGGCGTAAAACAAAGCCTTATTAGTCGAATTAAAAATGGCATTCGCTGGAAACATCATTAAGTCCCATAGCCAGTGTCTGGAATGTTAGCGTAACCAATAAGCACTTTGCTTGGGTATGGTGCAAAGGATAAGGTTGCAGAACCTTTATCGTTGGCTTTGGCTACATTCAAATAGCGGAAATAGTCTTGTTGCAATGCAGTAGTGTCAAAGCCTTTAATTTGGAAATACTTAAGTTTTGTGCTTAAAACCATAACTGTATCGTCAAAAATGGTTGTATCGGTGTCAACCGTAAAGCTGTTTTTAACTGCACCAGCAGCACTTCTAGCCCAACCTTTTGAGCGGTATTCAAAGCCTAAATACTCTTGTGTGTTATATGGTGGCCAAATTTGGAACTTATCGCCTAGAATACGCCACCTAATGCGTGGGCCTGTTGAAATATAACCCGACTTTAGCCATTGCCATTGTTGGGCATCTTCAGGGCCAAGCATCTGCCAATGCTTTGTCTTATCCCAATGCGTATTGTCCGTAATGGCTTCGAAGTCATTAGGTAAAGGGTATTTGGTTTGTGAAAAGGTAAAAGTCACGCCTGCGTATGTACCACTAGCTAATTGGCTCATAACAATGGTTGATAAACCTGTGCCAGCGTTGTAAGTTACGCTTGACACATAGGTATCTTGGTTAATGCCTGTACCTGTAATGGTGTAATTGCTATTTAAGGCTGTAGCGTTACCAGTAACAATAATGTTATAGCTTTGGTCGCTAACTGTAGAACCTACAAAAGTCTGTGCATCGGTGTAAAAACGATACTCCAACTGTAAACCTTGCCAATCGTATTCCTTAACCAAATCATAGCCAGCACGATTCATCAGGGCTAGAACTTGTTGTACATCCTGATTGGTATTACCCGCCACATAGGTGGGAATAGCAAGATTTAACTCGCTAGTGGTCTGTTGCACGAGTTGGAGCATCGTTGATGACATATTAAACTTCCTCTACGCTTTTCTTTTTGCGGGGTTTCTTTTCACCAACTGCCGCAAGTACAGCCGCCATTTGCTCCTGCATTAGGGCGAGCTTCGCATCAGTTTCAGCCTTAATTTTAGCAGTTTCCTCGTCTTTTTTGGCAAGTTCTTGCTTTAACTGATTAATTTCTTCATCCCGTTTACTAGCGTCTGCGGTTTCAGTAGCAAGGTTTAAATAACTTTTAGCCTTGTCCCTAAATGTATGTGGTTGCATACCCGCAATCATTCCAATACGCTGTAACTGGTAATCTGAAGCATTAGCAATAGATTCGACTGTATAAAACTTGATACCTTTTAACTCTTGGGCTTGGGATTGACTAATTAAAGTCCATTGTTCTAAAGGTGTGCCCATTATGTCGCTACTAGAGTCTTGACTAGCTTGATATTGAAGCCATTGCTTTGGAAAGCGTTGTTTATGGCTATCTCGTGCAAAAGTGTCAATTTCAGTCAGGTTATCTCCAGCAACCATAATGCGTACAAAGTCAAAATCTTTGAATATTGGTCTGCCAGCTTCGCTTGATTCGTGTTCTAGTTGAACGGCTCGCTTGTAAAACTTAACTGCCAAGCGTGAATCTGCGTCTTGGTTATCGCTATCTATTGCCATGTAATGCTCCTAAGTGGTTAGGGTTAAAAGAAAAAAGGGCTACCCAATTAAGAGTAACCCTTTGTTTTTACTACAAAAGTGTATTAAACACTAGCCTTGCTGAACCAACCATAATCGCCTGATGCCATAGAAGCACCTGCCAAATATGTTCCTGCACCCAAAGTAACTTGGAATGTAGAAGCGTTGATTACACAGGTAGCGGTTGATGCCGCAATAGCGACACCTGCTTGTGCAAACACATAACGAAAGCCATCATTTCCAAAAGTTTGTGTTCCCAAGGGAGCAAACGCTGGAATGTCAATAGCAGTAGTGCCTGCTGTGTATGAAAAACTGTCAGGAGTGACATTGTTTAAATCAACTCCTGCAATAGGAAGAACTGAATAAGCCATGATAATTTCCTTTTTTTAGGTTAATTGATTAAGTTGTCAAAAGACCCTGCAACTGTGCGTTGCTTGTGGTCATATTGCCAGCAAATCCATACAATTTTACAATCGCATCTTGGTTAATGGCTTGACGCTCACCACCGATAGGTACGAAATTACGCTCTTTGTGTGGGCGGAAGAAGATGTAATTGGTGTTCAAGAGATACATATAGTTTGTATTTTCTTGTGCTCCAATACCACCACCTAGTACCACATCAGCAGATGTACCGCCACCATAGAATTTAAGGGATGCGAAACCTGCTGCACCACTTTCTTCGGTAGTAATACGCTGAATCGCTTGTAATGCGTTTACAAAGTACTGATACAAATTGTTACCAGCGATGTACAAGTCAGCCTTGTCTGTGCCACGAATCTGCTTAATAGCGGCTTCGGTCATCTTAGCAAGCATTGTTGCTGAAGTTGCACCTGTGGTAATTTGGTTACGCCAAAAAGTAAAGTTGGCACGATTAATACCACCATAAGTACCTGTGGTTGGGGAAACTGCTACTGCGGCAGCCAAACCATCCACATTCTTACCGCCATTACCTGTTCCGTCACCATACAAATCGCCTGAAATGCGGTTCAATAAACGGGCTTCAGAAACTTGCATACGACCATCAATGAGGTCAATGATTGCTTCTTTAGAACTGTTTTGGAGCATTTCTAAACCACTCATGGTTACCGATGCAGCGTACTGAGCAATTTTGAACTGAGCGGCCGAGATTGGGCTATCAGGAGTAATGTTCAATACTTCATATCCGCTATAGGAACTAGCGTTGTTAGTAGTTGTGTCATCATAGAAAATTTCTTCCAAGATTACATTACCACCTGAAAATGGGCGTACATTGCCCTTAGAGTTAAGTCTTTGCAGAATCGCATTGTTCTGCGTTAAGTTATCAGCCAATTCACCGCTACGACTTTGAATGGTAGTAGCGATAATATCGGTGATTGCTGAGTTTGCAAATGGCATGATATATCCTTTATTAAGTTAAGTTAAAGCCTACCGCTCTCTGCATCGGCTAATCCAGCCATTAGTAGAGAACGCCTATCCTTTGCTTCGACTTTCGCTTGTGTTCCGTTAGGAGTAACGGATTTTGGGCTAATGGCCGTTGCTTTAGCTCGTGCTACTTGCTGGGCTTGAGATGCTTGTTTTTTTGCAGAGGACAAGAGTCTTTCTTGTTCAACTGCCCAAACTTCATCGTTTAGCCTAACAGCTTTGGCATAAGCCGTTTCAAGGTTTTGGGCCTTACCTAGCTCAAGTAGTTGAGCCATTTCTTCCCTCACCATATCAAAGTGCGGAAACCGCTCTTTGTCGCTTCTTACTCGCTCAATCTCATTATTCAATCGAGCTTGTTCTTCTTGCTCAAACCGCCCCTTAATCGTGCTAACCTCTTGATTAACTTGATTAAGTTGTTGCATTAACTGTTGAGTATATGCGTCAACTGGTTGTTGCGGTTCGTTAATTTGATTTAAGTTTACTCCATAATCCTGTGCAAGTCTATGAAACATTTGTACTTTTTGGTCATATGGAGCTTTGGTCAGAATCATGTGTGCCCGACCCAAGTTGTTTATCCATGCGGCAGGGTGTATTCCTTGTGATTGGAGTTCGGGAACAAACGGGTTAATTGCTTCCTCAAGAGCCTTTGCTCGTTCCGCTTCCGCTTTATATACGCTAACGCCCTTTTTAAACTCGTTCTCTCGTTGGTTAAGGTATTCAAGATGTTTCTTACTTTCGTCTTTAGTTAATGTTTCGCCCTTGGCTATCTTATCCCATAGAGGTAAAAGGTCTTTCTTCCAAGTCGTAGGCTTTGGTATATCGCTAATCTCAGGCTGTTCTTCGGGCTGTTCGGGTTCAACCGCATCTTCTGAAGTAGCCTCAATGCTCGTTTCCTCTGCCACCGCTTCATCTTCAGCGACAAACTGTCCCTTCTCATTGCGAGCAGGTTCGTCTTGAGGTACTTCCTCTTCCTCATGTTCCACCTCTTGAGGTTCGTCTTTTATTTCAACTTCATTCATTGCTGCTTCCAACATCTCTCTGCGGTCTGCCATGATTGCTCCTTAACGATAGTTTAATTTAGCGTAAGCAAGCTCGGCAATCTTGCGTTTACGGGCTTCTTTGTCTTTATGGCTTAATTCCACAGGCTTGTGTTGTTTTGGCACATCGTTACCTAATTCAATCATTTTGTGCTGTTTAAGGTGGCTTCTGTGGTGACTTCTGCTACTAATCCAAGAACCATCAATTTGAGATACATAGCCTTCAATGTCTGACATAACCATTGGTGCGTCTTTGGCGGTCATCTCTTGCTTCTGTTTCCATGCTTCTTCAGCTTCGGGCGTACCTAGGGTAAACCCCCAAAAGTCTAAATAATGTTCTTTATCTGACTTAGTTACAACATGGTTGCTTTCAGAATAACCACACTTAGGGCAAATCATTACATTCTCCTTATAAGTTCAGGTATTTGGTCATATTCATGGGGTCTTAGGCACACAACAGAGTCGTACCAACGGGCGTTTTTCCACCGCCAACAGACAAATTCTTCTTTAGGTAGCAAAACAATAGTTCTAACCCCTAAAGCACCAGCTAAATGAGCCGTACCAGTATCTACAGTTACCACCCCTTTCATGGCTTTCATGTGTTGGGCGGTTTTTACCCAATCTTTCTTCCATCCATCGTCAGGAAGTGGGTTAAATAACCCGTCAGACTTAGGGTTTAGGCTATAAACATCATCTCCAACCAATTCTTCCATGTGTCTGTAGTCAATTGACTTCAAGTAATACAGAATTTGCTTAGATGCTTCCCAATTTACCCCTATTTTGGGTGGGATATTACTAGGAATAGCGTGTAAATAGCCCTCAGAACCCACTATTTTCTTACGGGTAACGGGGAACATAGCCTTTACAAGGGGGTGCGACAGAGAAATGTAGTAGGGAAGTGACATAGAGCCTATCCAGTAGTCCGATTGGCTTGCTACGCCTTTTTCTGTGCTGTTAGAAAAGACATCTACGCTATGAATCTGCCCCAAAAGGTAATGAAGTGAGCTTTCTTGTAAGACTACGACCTGTTTTGCACCCAAAGCCTTAAGCGCAGGTAGGAATCGGGCAAACATAATAATGTCACCAAAGCCTTGCTCCATCTGTACTGTAATAGATTTACCGATTAAAGGTTCACCTCGCCATACAGGAATCTTAAAAGTAGGCTCGTAAGGTACGGCTTGTTCGGCAACTATTTCAGGATGCCATCGATACTCAAATAATCGAAAACCTTGCTCATAACGACCTGCGTGTAGGTGGTCATAAGCTAACTTATATTGGGCGTGGGGGTCTAGATTAGTAGTAATATGCTTTCCTCATCGTCTTGTTCAGCAAGGCGTTGAGTTTCAAGTATTGCGAGCCTAGACCTTATTTGGCCTTGTTCTCGTCTTAACTCTACCGCCCTTAGCAACTTGCTTCGTTGGTTTTCAAGGTAGGCGATAGACTGCTCTAGTTCTGTAGTATCAACTGGCGGTATACCAGCCTTAACCTCTTGAATAGATTGTAGTTTATTTTGTTTCTGTTTAGCAACAATTTTTGGTGGGTCAACTAAACCCCTAATTCTAGCTTTACGAGCTTCTCTGTCGGCTCGTTGGGCTTTAAGTAATGCTAGTTCTTTTTCCCGTATCTTGCGGTCTAGGTTCTTAGCTCGTCTTATTTCTTCGGGAGTAAAACCGTCATGTGTATCGTTAATAAGTGGGTTGACCCCGCTTATCTGAAAAGCGTTATTTTGAAAGGCGTTTGACTGAAAAGCGGTCTGAAACATTATCCAAACATTAAGAAATAGTTACTATTTTGAACCACAGGGGGTGTATCATCGCCATAAGCCATAAAAGGTTGGGCGTTTTGATAATAGTCTAGTGTTCCCGTTGTTCCACTAGGAGCAAGCACATTACAAAACGGCTGTCCGTTTTGGTAGAAATCAAGCGTCAGTAGGTTTGTCTTGTTCGGTGCTGGCATCTTCTATTTCTTCTATTGGTTGTTTAGCGTCTACAAAGCGTTGAGCTACAGTATCCACTTCTTCCTGAGTAGGGTAGTGGTCAAAGGTAAAGAACTGGGCTTCTGTTTCGTCTATTACTACCCGAACAAAGTACACTCCAGCCTCATCTATAAAGTGATTCGCTATCTCAAACATTATTGGCTTACTCCTAAATCGTCAACATAGCCTGTAAATGTGGTGCCACCAAAAGCATAGGCATAGATGTCATATACGCCATTTTGAGTTGGTGTAAAGCTAATGGATACCTGCTCCCATGTGTCTGCTGCGGCTGTCATAGACGCTACTGTGTCGCTAGTTGGCCCATAAGGCTGATTGGCAGGGCAGACTAACTGCATCGTAAGCCCTGTGTTCGTCCTTCTCATGTAGGCAGAGATGGTTACTGCCGAGCCACCATTAGCCGCAATAGAAGCAATCTTTAGTTTAAGTGGGAACGCAGAAGTTACTGTTGAGGTACTAGTTGGTGCTAACGACCACGCATAGCCACTTGCTGTATTACGTACTGCGGTCTGTGAAGTAGCTAATCCACCTTGGAAGTAAATCTTATTGTTGCCTACTGTGTTGCCTTCGTCTTGTGAATAAAAGGCGGCATTTAAAATAAATGGAGATACGTTAATAGTTTGTACAGATATTGTTGACGGAAATCCTGTGCAATTATATAAATACGCACCACCTTGGTCTAATAAATTATTCCCATTTCCGTAAGATACATTAGTTGCACCAAAACTACTATTAAAAAATTTAAAGTTAGAACAACCATTTAAACAAAAAGATACGCTAGTTGTTCCTTGGGAATAAGTGGTTGTTGGTGCGTTCACAGTTACGTTGTTAAATGTTGTGTAAATGTTTTGAGGTAATACAGAGTATCCATTACCTAATGGAGCACTAATAATTTGAGTACCGCCAGCAGGTTCAGGTACAAAAGTTAAATTATTAATTGTGCCAATAATGTTGTTACCTGCAGTTAAACCTGTGCTATTAAAATAATTAACAGAGTTAGATGTTATTGTTGCGTACCCAAAAAATGATGTATTTATTCCTGTACCTGAACTTGTATTAAATGAGCTGTTAGTAATGTTGTAGTAAGGAAAGCTAGTTTGTGAACTATTAATAAGTAAATTATTAGTTACACTTCCACTAATTGTGCAATTATTAATAACAATTGGATTGTTAATATCGGCTGAACAAAGAGGAATATTTACACCAGTTTGAGTATTAGTAACAATACAACTTTGTAATTGTTGTCTACTATCGCTAAAAAAAATCATTCCAATATTGCTTGTAGCTGTATAATTACAATTTTGAATTATCCATCCAAGCGAGGAAGAATTAATAATAACTCCGTTATAGCATCTTGTATAATTTATTCTGTCTACTGTAATGTAATTATTAGCTGTAACAGTGTTATAAATTCCATAGCCATTTCCGTTTTGATTAGTAAACCAAGTTTGTCCTGTTCTTGTAGACATATTGGTAGAATCCCAACCACCAGAAAAGGTAATCGGTGCGTTTAAGATTCCAGCGTTACCTGCTCCAGTAAAAATTTCTGTGTATGATGTAGTTGCTGTACTTGTTGATGGTAACGCAGCACTATTTAACGTATACGGATTTAATGGCTCGTAACGCCATAAACCAACTGTTTCAGTAGTGCCGTAGTATGCCCCGCCTGTTGTGGTGAAATTAGTTCCAGTTGGATTGCTATCTAAAAACACAATTGTTCCGTCTGAGCCACCAAAGCCACCGACTGCGTAAGCACCTTCTGTGCCGTTATTTTTAGTGACTAATGAGGTATTAGATAATGCGTCAACAGAAGTAGGTGATTTAACAGCAACAATACTGTTAAATAAAAATGTTTGCGCTCCGTTGTTTGCTGCTCTTGATATAGATATAGACCGAATAGAAGAGCCTAACGCAGAGCCTTTATTAATAGTAAATGGACACCAAATACCTGTTGCACCTGTTGATGGAATAGTAAACGTATCAACTGCCGTTGCACCTAATGTGTCTGAACATAACGAAATTGTTAAACCGCCTAAAGTACCTGCCGTTTGTTGAATAAATAAAGAAAGTTGTTGGTAAACAGATAAATTAAGTGTAGCTGGTAATGTGTAATAAGCAATTAATCCTGTAGTAAATGAAGCATTAATTGCTATTGAATCATGCGCTCCGCCTTTAGAAAAAGTTGTTGTAAGCGTTGGGGTTACGTTAGCAGTAGCACCAACCCAAGCAACTCTTGTTCCCAAAGATGCTGTTTTTAGCGGTGCAAACGAGGCAACAGGTTGAACTAACGCAGATGCAGTTTTAATTGTTCTACAGAAGATTGGGCTGATAAGACCACCCGATGTCCATGCCCCATTACCTGATGAGTCATCTAAAGAAAACTGTGTAGAACTTGTAACAGTTATTTTCCACACGCCATTAGTAGCTGTATTTCCACTTGCTCCTGTTATTTGAACAACATCACCTGTGCTATAACCATGAGCCAAAGATGTAGTGCAAACAATCGGTGCAGCGTTAGTAGCCCCCGTTATCGATTGAGTATTAAACGGACTAATACCCCTTTGCTGAACGCTTGTCCATGTAGCGTTAACGCCTGTGTCGTACAAGGGCGCTTCTTCGATACGAACTGTATCGCCAGCCTGTACTCCTTTAGCTGATGTAGCGCCTGAGATGTTCTTTAGCGCATTAGCAAAAGATTGACCATTGTTTGCGTCTGCTCCGTTTACTGGGTCAATATAGAATACTTGTGGCTCTTTAAATGAAATAGCTACTGATGACCAAGCAGTAGATGATGAAAGCCCACCTATTCTTGCGGTTGATGCTCCAGCAGCAGCTTGAGCCTCATCTACAATCAACATACCTGTAATGCTTGCACTATTCCCTGAGTTTACTCTTGAGGTAGTTAATAAAGGGGCTGTCCAAGTAGATGGCGTGGCATTAAGCTGTGTTGCATAAAAACTAACTACATAATCGTTAGCAAAGCGAGTAGTTAAAGAGTTAGTGGCTGGTAAAATGCTTGTTCCTGTTGCAATTGTTCCTACTACATCAAAATATGATGTTCCTCTGTAAGCAATCATTACAGCTTTAGAGGAAGTTCCTGATTGAGTTAAGGTTACAGAAGCTTCAGAGGCAGTAGCTATTTTTAGAAAAACAGTTAAGAAACGACCTGTGCCTTGAGCAAAAATAGATGTCCAATTTGTAGGAGTTGTGGGAGTTGCTGTACCGCTAGTAACAATTAATAATGTATCGCCAGCAGCATATCCTGATGGAACGTCTACAGTAGAGTTAGCACCAGTTTGTACTGTACCAGCACCGACAAATGAAATAGCCATTAATTATTTCCTAAATTTGAGTAGCTACAGCTACTACATCCCAAAATGAATCGGCTGAGTTATACACACAACCAACATAAATAGTCTTATTAGCCGTTGTTGTGGTTGGTAAAGTTGTACCAATGACTTGATAACCGCCAGCCGATGTTACCCAAGTTAAACTTCTGTTTGTTCCGTTGTCTTTGATGCGGATTGACAATCTTTGCCCGTCAGTAGGTGTTCCGCTAGGGATTTGAATATTTGCTGTACCAGTAAGTCCAGTAATATTATATTGGTCAGCAGTATCGCTAGTAGGAGTAATATTTCCACTTGTCGTTGCTCCGTTTGAACCAATGCGGTTAGTAACTCGTTTATTAGTTAAAGTTTGTGTTCCTGTTAGGGTAGCTACTGTTGAATCAATAGCAATCGTACCGCTAGTTGTTATTGTGCCACCTGACAAACCAGTACCAGCAGTAATTGAAGTAACTGTGCCTAATCCACTTACACCTGTAATTGAACCACCCGTAATATTGACGTTATTGGCATTTTGCTCTGCCATTGTGCCAAGACCCGTAAGGGTATGGTCAGCGTTCCAATCACTAGGGCGAACTAAACTGGTGTCCGCATCATCAGGAATAGTGCTGACTTTAGTGTGTTTGACTGTTATTGGCATTACTGTACCCCGATGATTTTGCCGTCTTGACCTCTAACCACTTGTTTTGGTTGGCTTAGTTTGTCTATTAAAGCTCCTAAAGTAGCAGTCATTTCTTGATTACCTTGAGCAATAGCGTTGGCTATTGGGGCTAATGGGTGTTCAAGGTTCTGAATCATGTTCTCATCATTGTCGTATTGCTCGGCTATTCCTTCGCCTGAATCCACACCAGCACTAATGCGGGCGGTTTCAATCTTAGCCCCATTGTTAATGTAAGCAAGCAAGAGTTGGGTATTACGCTCAGTCATCATCTTCATCTGAGCTAACTTCATCTCCATCTCTCGGTCTTGAGCATTACGCTGTTCTTCCAGTTGGAATTTAAGCTGATTCTCTTGTGCCTGATATTCCTGTTTAGCCTTTTCCAATTCAATCTGAGCAGCCATCTTCTGTTGTTCAAGTTGTGCAGTAATTTGAGCCTCGGCTTGTTTCGCCTGAGTTTGAGCCGCCATTTTCTGCTGTTCCATCTGCGATTGCATTTGGAGCTTCTGAATTTCAATAGGTGGTGGTTTAGGTTGCCCTTCCATCGCTTTAGCTTTATTTCTAAATTGGTCGGCAGTTTCATCAATAAGCCCTTCCATACCTTTGCCAGCTTTAAACGCAGTCACGCCAAACTTGAGCATTTCCATCAGTAATGGGGTTAGTTCAGGGGCTTGGGTAGCTACTGGTAAGGCTTGGTTCATAAACTGGGATAACGCACCCAAGAACTCGATTCTGTTTGCTTTTTCTTGTTGCTCATCCTGATAAATCATTGAATCGCTAGTTACTTCAATGCGGAAGTTCTTGGCGGGTTCGTCTTTCAATAACTGTAAGGCTTGCGGTACTAACTGTTGGTCTTGTGGGCTTAGTTGCATTGCACCACTAATTTTGACAATCGTATCGTCAGTAAAGTGTTTGCAGATAATCTGAGCCTTGATACTTAGAAGCTCGGTAGCAAAATCCACGACTGCGTGTTGCATATTCTTGAGTCTGCCTGCTGCGTTGTTAGACTTAATAATCTGTGCCCCAAGCGTTTCATTGGGGTCTGTCTGTCCCCGTTGAATGTCGGCAATACCCATAATCTCGTAAATCTGACCCTTAACTTGCTCCATAGCCTGATAAGCCATCGTCAAGCCTTGAGCGATTGGGGTTATATCTACAAGGTCAATAGCCCCTTTCATGCCTTGTTTTTCAGCGAAAGCAGCCCAATTCTTAACTGGTATCAGGGTGTTGTTCTCGCCCTCAGAGAATAATCTTGCAAGGCTTGGCTCGGAAGCGTCATAGACACCCCGTACTTTTAAGGCGTTAATAAATCCATCTATGCGGTCAGCAAGCGTGTCTAACTGCTTGGCTTGGTCTTGGTATAGTACAAAGTCAGGTACAGGCTCTAAGCTATCTGTAGTCAATGTGGCGTACATTGGTTTAGGGCAAGGGAAGAATCCCTCTAACTGTAGTGGGTCATCCTTTTCATCTAGGATTTCACCCATTGACTTGCTAACCCAAAAGACTTTGCCTTGTTCTTTATCCCAAATCTCATAGATACAGGCTTGGTAATGCTCTACAGTCATTTGTTTGGTAGCCCATTTATCGCTATCAGGCTTGGTATCTAGCGGAATCTTACCGCCAACTTCTTCACCAAAGCGGTCAATCAGAGCTTGTCTGCTCATATAGACTTTACGCCATACGGCTGTTACTTCTTCCCAAGTACGAGCAACAGTATGGCCAAAATCACGCCAATGGACATAATCAACAGGGGCACACTCATATTCAATGCGTTCTTGCGACTCCACCAGTTCAGCGTTTTGCGTTTCTGCTTCATCGGCATCCTCTGTAATTTGTACTCCATTACCTACATCTTGACCAGCTAGACCTGTATTTAAATCGTTTTGCTCTGCAACAATATGTGGCTCATAACGCACCCATGCCGTACCTCTGCCACCTAATAAGCGGTCAAGAACCGCATTATCCATAGCAGCACGATAGTCATGGTAATGCTCGACTTCGTACTCTAAAGCCCGCTCTAGCATCATAGAAGCAACACGCCCTATTGGGTCGTTATCTCTAAATCTTCGGCTTACATCGGGGCGTGGCAGTCTAGCAAAGATGGCAGGCTTGATGACCTGAACATTAGACCAAAGGATATTAAAGCGAGCATTGGGGTTATTACGGGTACGGCTGTCATCACGATAACGCTTAACAATTCGGGGAACTCTAGCTTCCCACTCCCTAAATGACTTGTCGTACTGAGCAATGGTGTTGTACCAATCCTCGTAAGTTTTATTAAGCGTATCTCTCATACTAAGTCCTAAGTAAAGTTACCAATTCCTAATACTTCAGCACCAGCACCCGTTGTTACTTTCCAAGCACCATTAACTGATTTAGTGTTGACTTCTACAGAATAAACACCAATTGGGGTGTTTGCGGCTGTTAATACATGGGATGCCGCATTGTCTAACAAGGACACAGTTCCAGTAGCTGCTGTAGAAACTGTAATAATTAAACGATGTAAATAATCACCTGTTGCACCTGTTGTTCCTAATACATGGTTGGTGGATGATGCGGGTACATGTTCATATTTAAAGCCATAACTGGCTGCGACTTCAGGCATTTTAGATTCTCCTATACTGGGTTTGAGGGGTGGATTTCCACATTTCTTCTAGCGTTACTTCATTCTGTCCAACACTAATGCCACGCATCGGTTGATTTTGTTTGATAAGGTCTGCTTCATCTCGCCAAGCCACAGAAAGCATCCTAAAAGCATCCGCTCCATGACTTGTCCAATCATGTCTAGGCTTATCTCTAAATACTTTCTTATCTTCATCGTACTCCCGTTGGTACTGA